ATCGGTGGCGGCTTCCGTTTGCTTCCTTGAACGCCTTATTAAACCGTGCTGTCCCCATCCGCGTCCCCTGCTTTTCTCTTTGCCCGTTGTAGGGTTGACTTGCTTATTTTCGTCATTGCTTCTACTTCCTTGTAGCTGTGTGTTTTCAGCAGTTCTACCGCATGGCGTATTTGTTCCGATGTGTACTCGGTCGGTCTGCCTCCCCAACGCCCTGATATGGCTTTGCCTTCCCCTGTGCGCTGGCGTATCAATTCCCGCTCCAGTTCCGCAAACACAAGGATTATTTGACGCATTGCCTTATTCATAGGGCTGTTGTCAAAGTTCAAATTATCGTCAAGGGCTTTCAAGGTTACGCCCTTTTCAATAAGAATGTTAATCAATTCAATGCCTTTTGACAGGCTTCGCATAAGCCTGTCAAGTTTAACCACAATCAACGTGTCGCCCTTCTCCAGCGTTCCTAATAGTTCGTCCAGCTTGGGGCGGCTGTCTTTCGCGCCGCTCATGGTGTCGGTGTATATTACCTTTGCCCCTGCTTTCTTCAATCGTGCTTCCTGTGCTTCAAGGCTGTACCCATTTGCGGCTTGCCCTGCTGTACTTACCCGTGCGTAACCATAAGTTGCCATATTATCAACCCTTCCCCTTGTTTTCGCCTTTTCGCTTTTGAATATATGTTTTGAATAGGCGTTTAGGTTGATAATAGCACAGTTTTATGCAAGTGTCAATACTTTATTCATAAATATTCATATCTCTTGAGTAATGACTACTCAAATATTATTCATATGAAATAACAAGATTGATTTTGTTATCCCCTGCGTTAGTCAATTCCTTCAAGTGCGAACGGTCTAACACCTCTTTTATTGCGGCAATTTTGACGCTTCCTTGCGTCTTAGGGTTGTTTAATATCTCGCCAAGTTCCCGTAACGCAAGCGGTAGAAGTTGCTCTATCTGCTCATTGCATTTTTGATAGTAAACTTGTCTTAAGTCCTTATCCGCTTTCACATCGTCAACCGTTTTCAAGCTACAATTCAACTCGTCGGCAATTTCCTTACGCTTCTTGCCTTGCACAAACAATTCAACGATATTCATTTGCAAAGTCGTACCGCGCTTCACGCAATCGCCCCCTTCAATTTCATAATTATTCTTCGTTATGAACATAGATATAACTATTATTTGCGGATATAGATATGGTTATAGATATTATACCACAGTAAGGGGGCGTTGTCAAGATATAAAAAGTTGATATGACTATATGATATGAATTGTTTGGAAAAAGTTACTAAGTTACTATTAGTTACTAAATAATATGGAAATGGCTATATGGGGAATGTTGAATGAAAACCTCATATATGAGTAACTTTCAGTAACTTAGTAACTATTTGAAAATAGCAATAAAAAAAGGGCTTTCGCCCTTTGGGTTAGGTGTTTTCTTGAAAGTCAAGCGGTATATCGTCGGTACTTGATAATCCATAGTCGGCTAAAAATAATTGATTTCCTGTACCACGAAACACTTGTAAATTCTTTCGTCTTAAATCAGATATAAGGTTACGATTGTTTAACGGACTGTACCCGTACCCATCACACCACTTAATATAGTCTGCGTGTATGACTTTGGTAGGTGTCCTTTGTCCTTTAAGTTCAACCAAACATTCACGGACAAATAAGCCTACGGTGTCGCTTTCCTCGCGGTATTCGTTGGTTGCGTCTTTTACGGCTTTTGGTTCAGATAAGCCCTCGGCTTGTAATGCTTTTAAGCCCACAATAAACCAATTCAATATGCCGCTAAGATTTTCGGGTTGTTTGAAAAATGATTTTAACCCTTTGTCTTGTTCGTGAGGCTCAAAATGTCGCTCGAAAGGTATTTGTTTGATACGTCCACTTGCAAAAATGCTGTCGTCTGTAACAAGAGGTCGGTGATTAGTGTTGATAAATAATTTGTATTCGGGGCGGTATTCAAAGCTGTTTTGATGGAGAAAACGCGCTGTAACGGTGTCGCCGCCCGTTAATTGTTTTACCAACGCCGCATTTAATCGCAAGCCCTTATCAGGCTCGGACATATTGACAAACCGCGCTCCGCGCAAACGTGCAATATCTTCGCTGGGGTTGCCGCTGTTGGTGTTTTGTTTTTGTGCTACAGTTTCGGGTTGCGACGTTCGCGCATAATCTCCCATCATGTGTACAGTTGTTTCGCAAGTTACGCCTTTTCCATTCCTTGTAGTTGCGCCGTAAAGAAGGAAAAAACATTCGTGCGAAGTATCACCAGTTAAAGAGTATCCTAATGCCTTTTGTAAAAATGCGGCTGTTTCCATATCGTCGCGCATAATTTCACGGATAAAAACTTCCCAACGGTTACAGTTTGCTTTGGGGTCAAAAATCACATTCGATATTTTGGAAATAAAGTCGGTTGCGCGGTGCTTGTGCTGGGTGAAGTCTTTAAGGTTAAGAGTAGCATTTTGGCAATTAAATAAAAATGGGTCTTTGTCAAATTCTAAAATGCTGACAGGGTAAACGGATTGCGCGTCTGCCAACATAGTATCGCGGTGTCGTTTTTGTCTGCGGGTCGCTATAAATTTAATCCATGCGTCTTGTCTTTCTTCATCAGTAATGTATTTACGGCAATCTAATAGATAATCCATTAAATCACGCGCTTGTTGTGCTACACGCATATTGCCTAAGTCAAGTCGCCAAACTCGCCCATCATAAACATACCAAGATTTAGCTTCGGGGACGTATCGGCTTATGTTCTTAAAGGTGTCTGCAAACAAATAACCTAACCCTGCGTCGTCCCATCGGTAGCGTTGGCGGTTTTCTTCGGTGTCAAAGGGATTAAAATAATCCGCTCCAGCGTATGTATTGACGTTAATTTGTGAAAGGGTAGATTTTTTGACTTTAGGTTTTGACGGTTTATAAAAACTGCCATTGCATTTTCTTATGGCTTCGTCAATAGTACGCGCTCGATAATCAGCGCGTTTTTTCCATTTGTCGCGTTGCCCTAAAGCCGATTGATTAAAAAGATTTTCAATCATTAAGGCATTGCCTTGACTGTAAAAGGATAGAATATTAGCAAGGGCTAAATCCGCGCTGGACTCATCCCCGTTGTACTGGGAAATGTCCCCATTGTCGAAAAGGGCAATAAATTTCTTGCTGTTTCGCGCTTTCCGTGCTATACTCAAAATATCGTTATCGGATATTACGTCTTGCCCGACGTTGTTTCCACTTTCCCCCGATGGGTTGCCGCCCGTTTGGGGGAGTTTCTTTTTCATGTACTTATTGAGAAATTCAAGCAGTTGCGGCGTTCGTTCCTCTACTTCCCAATCGTTAATCTTTTCGGCTGTGTAGGTAAAGTATCGTTCCTTAAAGTAAAATTCAATTCCTAATGCTGTGTTTTTATTGTGGTAGCTTTTTTCAAAGTCCTTTAGCTTAGATATATCACAACGAAAAATTAGGTGATAGCCGTTGCCGCTGGGTGAAAGTTCTGTGTAGGTGTTCATTGTATTTATAATGTCGTCGGCTATTGCTTTTCTTTGAGGGTCGCTGTCTATTTTATCAAGGTCAATTCCACACAATCCGTCGGCAAACATAAACCCCACACCGTCGCCGTACTTTTGTGCGGCTGACATTGCTTGTTCGTATGTTCCCCAAGTTGAAGGGTTGTTGCTCATTGCGCCGCCCCCTGTGTGTGGGTTAATGGGGGCTTTATTATTTCGCTTTTCATTCCAACATACCCATATGGGAAGTTGTTTTTCATCAATCATTTACTCATTCACCTCCGTTAGCTTTATGCCGCGTGAGCTGTCAATAAATTTTGTAGGTTTGGGAGGCGGACTTGAGCCGGGTCCTCCAACGTCTATACCCCTAATTTCGACGGAGGGATTTCCCATCCATGCAACAATAGTGTCTGCATCTACGTGATTACACCTCTTTTCGATGTAGTTTAATGCTTTTTGAAATATGAGTGGGTTGGATGAAAATGTTTTGTTTAACGGCTCATCTTTAGGGTCGATACCTTCTACATCAAGAAATACACGCAATTCTTTGTTTAGTTCGTCGGCATTAAATTTTAGTTCGCTGGGATGAAGGCTTCTGAGTCGGGGCAGATATATTTCTTTGAAATGTTTTCGTGTCGCTTCTGTTACAAGACTTCTAATATAGGCTGATACATTGGAGTTATTAATGTTTGCAAGAACACCAACAAAATCCCAAACAACGTCTTTAAGTTGTATACTGCCAGTTTTAAGTGCTATTTCAAACACCTCCTTTGAAATATTATAAATACTATTAGGAATAATATTATCATAAATAATAGGATATGTCAAGCTGTTTTTCTAAGAAATTTATTGTAAAAAGTATCATCTTTTTTGTATCACAGCTTTGTCGTTTTGGGAAGGGGTCAGATTGGGTCTTGCCCAAAAATAGTCCTCGTGGTATAGTAAAGATATAGGGAGTAGACAGTATATAGACGGGGGATAGACAATGAAAACAATAAAGCAAATAGCTGTCGAAGTTGGCGTAACAAAACAAGCCGTGCAAAAACGCATAGCGCGCCAACCGCTAAAAGACAGTCTGAAAGCGCATATAACGGTTGTGGATGGCACAAATTATATTGATGATGAAGGGGAAAAAATCATTAAAGATGTGTACAAGTATACAGACGCGGTGATAGGTACGGATAGTGATGTACATATGCGTTTGGATATAGGACAGGGTACAGACAAGACTATAGACACGCTTATTTCAATGCTTCAAAATGAATTGGAAGTGAAAAATAAGCAAATTGAAGATTTATCTGTTGCGCTGGTTGCCGCACAACAAACGGCGCAAGCCGCGCAAGCCCTTCATGCGGGGACAATGCAAACACAGCAAATTGAAGAAAAGACGGAAAAAAAATCATTTCTAAAAAGGCTTTTCAGGTGGGATTAGTTATGTTATAATAGATAATGTAACCGTGGGCGGTTCTGGCTGGACTCCACTCCATTAGGAAAGGGGAATAGCCTATGCTGGAGATTATCTCGATTGCTGTTACGGTGGTGTCTATCGCCGTTACAATAATAGTAATGATTAAAGCAGAAAAGAACGAAAAAAAATAAGCCGCCCGTGGTAGGAAAAGGCTTATTTTTTTAGACACTTTGAAACAAAAGCAGTAAACTAAGGTGTCCAGCTTACCGCCGAACGGTTACAATGTTTCATGGGTGGGCGTTCACGCGCCCACCTTTTTTAATTCTCACCAATATTATATGAAAATATTCGATGAAGAACAATGTAAATAAATCGCAAAAAATGACATGAAAATTATACGACATTATTATACATAATATTATACGACATTATTATATATAATATTGAAATAATTGTCAACTGGATATATAAAGAAAGTTATTACCAAAACAAACGCCATTTATTAGGTTCTTGCCGTTCCCAAAACTCACGCCAATAAACGCGCCGCCGTTCGCGCTTCAATTCCTTTTGGGCTTCTTTGGTTACGGTGGCGACACTACGCAAAAGCATATCGACTTCATGTGCTTCCCTTTTGTGGGTTATTCGATTCACTTTTTGCCTTACGGATTTTACATAGTCTACTTGAATACTATTGACGTCCACGGTATCAACTCCTAAATAAATTTTACCCGTTTGTAAATTGATAAATCAGTAGCAAATATAGCTTGCCACGTTGACGGTGCGCCCGTTATCGTGGTGCTTCGTTTATAGCTGTGAAGTCCTACAACGGTTTCGGCTATGAAGTCGTTATTAGGGATTTTCTTTCTGTATTCGTAAATACGGTTAGCAAGTTCTAAAAATTCGGCGGGATGGTTGCGGATGGGGTCGCTGGGGGTGTTCTGTGGGTTAAAATAATTATTACAATGCCGCTCAATGTCTTGTATGGTCAATTCTATAGTCATTATGCTTCCCCCCTATCTATAAGTCTTGCGTCGTACATTGCCACTTGTACCCGTGCTTTGCTGGGGCTGATTTTTGCCGCGCCATTGATTCTATATAAGGTGTTATCACTCACGCGTCGTATTACGTCCATTTTGGATAGGGGTATATTAGGCGAACACGCAAACCGCCCTAAATTGGTTTCGGATAATGCCCCTTCCGTTGTAGTGTCAAGAACGTATACGCCTTGTATTTCGTCTTTGTCCCCAAAAGATACGTCATTAAAAAACGGGGGCAAAAATGGGGGGAAGGGGTTGGGACGTTGTACTATAACTTCCCCCTGTACAAAAAACTGCTCATAGTAGGATTCCATTATGCCGCCCAGCGCAACGCTACAAGCCTGTCATAATCCTCTATTGCTATGACAAAATGTGCGTCGCTTCCTACAATAGTTCTTTTGAAAAGCATTTGCCGTTCGCGCTCTACGAAAACATCACGCTTCATAAAAGCGGTTAGACTTTGCGGGGTTAAAATATAGGCTTCGTTATCGGTTAGTTTTTTGCTTATGACGATATTACACCCTGCAATACTTCCAACAACGCCCGTGGTAATTACGCGGTCGCGCAAAAGTGAAGGTAATTCCACAAACTGCGGGCTTTTTCTTACGTCCTTTGCTGTGGCAGGGCTAACAAGAAGGGTAGCATTTATGCCCTGTTCTTCTTGATATTTTTCCATCATGTAAAGCGCGTCTATAACGTCCTCATATGTTATCGCGCCGCCTGTGACGGTGTGAACGTGTCCATTGCTGGCGGTAATACTTTGTAACAAGGTAACGCCGTCATTGTCCATTTTGTCTTGTATGCTCATTCTAAGTTGGCGGGTCGCTTCCCCTACGGGGTCGCCAAAACCTGATAAGACAGCTTCGTCAGTCAACGCTACGTTTTTAACGGCTTTTTTAACGGTGTAGGAAATATCCTCTGTACTCATTTGAGTAATTTCCCCTTGCTCGTTTTCGGGCAGGTCTTGCGCCGCGCCGATATAAAGCCAAGTCGGAACGGTGATAGTGTCCCCTGCGCGTCCCGTCAATGTTCTGTCTACTCTGTAAAACATAGTCGCTCTTAACTTTGCTTCAAGTTCCGCGCTAATCATATCAGCCATAACTTGCGGATTGATTAAATCCTCAATCAAGGTTACGTTGTTTACTGCCATATTAAATTCCACCTTTCGCTAATTTGTAGTAGGCTTGCGGGTTGCTTTGGTACAGCTTCAAGCGTTCGCGGTATGACATTTTATCAAATTCCGCTTTTTCTGTCGTACTTGCTGGTATGGTGTTCGCCTTTGGCGGCTTGCCCTTCAAGGCTTTTTTTATGCCGTCCTGTACTTGCTTTTGAATAAACTCTAATATTTCTGGGTTATTTAAGAAGTCGGCGGCAGGCGGCTCTTGTTCTGTGGGTTCAAGTGGGTTAATAATTTCTTCGTCTACGTCCCCCATCGGCGCGGGGTTCATTTCATCAACTGACATTTGTTTCACTCCTTTTTAGATTTGCGTTTAAGTTCATATAATCGTCATAAGCGGGGAATGAATCAAGTCCGCCGCCGTAAGGATGGGTTTCAACTTCAACCCGTTTTAGTTCTTCGTTGGCTTCGTCTGGGGTCATTCCCTTGTGAAGCTGTAGGAAGGTTTCGCGGCTTAGTATTTTGTGGTCTACAAGGCTTAAATCAAGCCGCTTTTGGTTCAGCGCGTCGTCGCTTAACATAATAAAATTGCGTTCAAAAGAAATACCTACGTCGGTAAACTCCCCTATGCTGGAGTCTGTCAACCTTAAAATATTATAAAGCAGTTCAAGTCGCCGCTGTACGCCACGGTGTATATTGCGCTCTTGTTTTGCCGCGTGTAGTTCAGTATGTAATAGCTTAAACCTTAAAGCCACGCCACTACTACCGAAACTGCCTAAATTCTCAACGTCGGGAATACACCCTAATTCGTGTATCTTTTTGATAATGCTTTCTTTTAATTCTTTGATATGCGCGTTATTGACGTTTTTAATAAGCCATTCCGCGCCGCTTTCGGGTTCAAGTAATAAAACACGGTCTTGCTTCATTTTGGCTATGTCCTCGGGTTGTGTTCCCTGTAAGCCCTTCAAGACTAAATAAGCGTCAACAAAACTTTCAAAGTCGTTTACTTCGTCCGACATAACAGTATTCAAGGCATTTTGCAAACTGATAATTTGCTCAAATGCCCCTTCATTTTCGGGGTTGTTTGGGTACATAATTGCGGGAACGTCGCCCCAAAAATGCGGTATAGACGCTGTATGTACCCGCAATTCTCCCACGGCGCGGGATAGCCTGTATTCTGTGTATTCCGTGGCTGTATACACAACCACGTTAAATAATTCGGGTTCGTCTGCGTTTGGGTATAGTCGAATATAAGCAGTCATATTTGCTTCTATGCTGTCGTCGGTAATAAATATGCTTTCTCGCGGGTCGATGGTTGCGAAACGCGGTATGCCATCCGTGTCCGTATACAACAATTCCGCGCCTATACCCATAATGTTCATGTTGCGTACCGTGTCTTGTGTTGCGTGTGATTCGTCGTTATAATTAAGGGTATCAAGTATCGGCTGTGGGGCTGTGTATCGGATAGGAACGCCAACGACATAACCCGTTAAAAAATCACATATCTTTTTGCAGAAATTTACGATTATTCTATTGTTTGGTTTCGTTGCGTCCGCATACCGCCGCAATAAAATATCGTGCTTCCCTTCAAAATAATCCTGTAATCGTTGCAAGCGCGGGTTATCTGCTAACTTATCATTCACAACCTTAATAATAAATGAGTCTGTTACGGGTTGCCCTGTTTTTATTATCATATACTTAACGCCCCCTTTCCAATGGTTTTTACCCTTACCGTTTTTCTTAGCGGTTCAATACCATACCGCAAAGCGGCTATAGCGTCGTCGTTAATCATAACGGGCTGGTCGGTATATTCCCCGCTCGTGGGGTCTTTACGCCATTTGTACCCTTGTACTTCTTTTTGGAAGTGGGTACATCTTCCGTCAACATATATCCAGCGGTTTTTCAACCATGATATTTGATTTTGTACGCTGTTCTTTTCCTTTCGGGCTGGAAATGCCTTGTACCCTGCTTGCTTAAATTCTTTTATGCTGTCGGGTTCGGCACTATCGCAACACATCAAAATATTTTTAGGAAGTTCGGCGTGGTTGCACAACTCTATTATTTCGCCCGTTGTTTTGCCTGTTACAACAACTTCTTTCAAAATATATGGGTTGCCGTCTTTCCATCCAATAAGCAATGTCGCGTGTGCGTGATTAAATCCAAAATCTGTACCCATTGTATATTGTTCAAAATCCATGTCGCTGTAATCGCCGTATTTGACGTTAGGGAAAATGATTCCCCCTACCTCGCCCCATTCCCCTAACCCATAAATCCTATAGCCGTCGGGGTCGAGTTCGCGCCGCCGTTCAAGCCGTGTCTTAAATTCGTCGTCAATAAATTTATTGTCAAGGTATGTAGACTTGTGGCAAAATATATCGTCGCTTTGATAATCCCATAATTGAGCCTTAATCCAATGGCTTGAATTTACGGGATTAAAGGTTAATGTAATTTGATAATAATGCCCGTCGGGAAGCTGTCCGCGCAAACGGTCGTCGATAATATTAAAATCGCTGTCCCTTAACTCTGTGGCTTCTTCAATCCAAACCCATGCAATTTTACCGCTGGGAACGGTTACGGACTTCAAGCGTTCAATTGCTCGTTGGTCGTTACACCCGCGAAAAATAATGCTATTGCCTGTATTTTTGTTTCTTAGGCTTAACGGTTGTAAACGGCTTTCCCAAACTTCCTTTAATCCCAAACGGTCAATTGCTCCGTTCAATTCCGAAAATGTGCTATGTAAATGACTTACTTCAACCCCACGAACACACAGCAGGCTACACCCTGCGTATTCGGGACTTGACAATTTTATAATTAAATCTTGCGCGACGTTTACGCTTTTTCCGCTTCCCGCGCTTCCCAGCATAACCCTGTATCGGTGGCGGCTTCCGTTTGCTTCCTTGAACGCCTTATTAAACCGTGCTGTCCCCATCCGCGTCCCCTGCTTTTCTCTTTGCCCGTTGTAGGGTTGACTTGCTTATTTTCGTCATTGCTTCTACTT